TGAGAATTGGCAACAAGGTGTTGGTATCGTTACATACGAAACAACAGGACAGCATAAATTCTTTTATGAGGTTACGCCAATATATAACGGATGGGCAATCTACAAAGACAAGGAGTATTTTGCTAAATGAAAGTTAAAATATTAAATAATTTTCGTTGTTCAAAATGCGGAGGTTTGAAGTATGTCGGAGATCCGTATTACGCTATGCAAAGATATTGGGTTGACATTACCTGTATCAGGTGTTCTCATAGCGCAGATGTTGAATTGAGGAAGATAAATAGGATATTGGGTGCTTTAGGTTTTAAACAAATTAATGGGTCTAACCCTGCTCAGAATTATTCTAAACAGAAAGAGTAAATTTCTATGATTACAAATAAAATAATTTCTAACAAATTTTATAAATTTGGTAATGATATTGTTAAGATTGTAAAAATTTTAAAATCTCAAAACAAATTGGTGTTGGTAAATTTGTCAAACATGGAGCAATCAAGTATGCCATTTGAACAAGCCGATTTGGTTCTGCACAGGATATATACTATTGGGGAAGTGTCTAAGATTGTTAACAAAAGATCAGACACTATTCGGAAGTATGAGAAAAATAATTTAATACCGCAAAGTAAAAAATTTGGTGATAAGTGTGTAAGTTATAAAAATTGGAGATACTATGATACACAGGATGTGTATGATATGGTAGCTTTCTTTTCTGGGAGAATCCCAGGAAGGCCTATTAATAATAAGACAGTAAAGCAAAGAATAATATCCATTGAACAACAAGTTAAACTGAGGAGAAATTAATATGACAAAAGTAAATGATAACAAAGTAGAAGTGTGGGCTTCAATTGGTATTACCAAAAATCTTGGTAATTACGAATCATTACGCCTTGACGCTGGTGCCAAAATGACATGCCTATCTATTGAAGATGAAGAGGCTTGGAAGAAGTTATGGCAATCTGTTGATGCTCAAATTGAATCAAAGTTGCAAGAACTTGACGCTGAAAAGCAGTAATGAAAAAAAACTGGAGAGAACTAGCTCTCTGTTCAAATGACAAAAATAGTGAGAAATGGTTTTCTTACAATATTGATGATATTCAATATGCCAAATCTGTATGTAAAAAGTGCACAGTTAGGAAAGAGTGTATTTCTGCAGCTTTGATGGGAAACTTTTATGGCGTTAACGCCGGTATATCAGAGTATGATTATAAACTAATAACTTGGAAGAAAGCGAAGAAAAAAAATGACTCTAACTGGTCAAGAACTGATAGAACACTTCAAGAATTGTTGCGAAAAGCGAAATAAGTTATTTATCCCAGATTCACCACGTCAAGAAGCAGTTGCTGAAGCTCTAGCTAAATTTTATAATTCTGAAATTTTGTTAAAGGCTTGCGATTTGTTTATCAAATCAAACAATGGTCCTTTTATTATTTTTGATTTTGCTATTCAATCCAAAACTTATGCTGATAAAATTCAATTTGACTCTAAGTCATCTGAGAAATTCAAAGATGTTGTCAAGCAAACCAAACTACGAATGGAGTTAGAGTGAACTACGAAATTAGGTTGATCAATAGCATTGTTGAAACAAACAATTATGTTTCTGCGGTAAATGGTGGTGTTGAGAATGTTTTTAAAGAGTACCGTGATATTTGGAATTTTGTTGTAAATCATCACGATACACACAAGAAGGTCCCGTCTAAGGAAACGATTAAACAGCACTATCCTGACTTTGAATTCATCGCTACCCCCGAGCCTCTTGAGTATTACATAGATGAAGCCAAAAGAGAATCCTTGTCGTATCAAACTCGCAGTATTGTTTCTAAAGCGCACAATCTAATTTCTGAGCTTGGACCTAGGGAAGCGTTGTCTTATTTGATGGAAGAAACTTCTAAGGTTTATAAGTTTGCTTCTAGTTTAAAAGATACCGATTTGGTTGGCGATTGGCGAGAAAGGTTTGATGATTTAACTGAAAGATCTAAAAATCACAAAGAAATCCAAGGTATCCCTAGTGGTATAAAAGTTATTGACAAAGTTTTTGGTGGTTGGCAAGCTGGGGATTTTGTGGTTCTTTTAGGGTGGACTGGTGTTGGTAAATCTTTTATTGCAAGATTATTCGCTGTTAATGCTTGGAAAGCTGGCTACAGGCCAATGATTATTTCATTGGAAATGAATAAGCAACAAGAAGGTCAGAGATTAGACACTTTGTTAAACAATGGCGAAGGTCATTTCACAAACACTGATTTGATAAAAGCAAACGCAAATATTCTTGACACTTACGAGAAATGGGCTGATGCAACATTTGCTGGTAAGCAACCAATTTATTTGATCACTTCCGAAGGTGTTGAAACGGCAGACCAAAACATGGTGCAAGCAAAAATTGATCAATACCATCCGGACATGGTAATTTTGGATTATCACGGGTTGTTTGATGATAGTTCTGGGTCAAAAACAGAAACTGAAAAAGCCAAGAACCTTTCTAAGGCTTTTAAGAGAATTGCTGTGCGAAACTCTATTCCGATCATAGATGTTGCCGCAGTAACAATGTCAGAGGGGCATTCTGAAAGACCACCAGAGTTAGAAGAAGTTGCTTGGAGTAAACAATTGGCTTATGATGCCGACCTTGTGTTAGCGATTCATAGAGAGCCCAATTCTGATTTGTTTCAAGTTGTGTCTAGAAAAGTTAGAAGAGCAACGCAATTTGGTTTTTATTTAAGATGGAACTTGGAAACAGGCAAATGGGAAGAGGAGTGGGATATCTAATGTCTAAAGTTATTTCGGGGCAAGCAGCCGACATTGAAACAATTAATAAGCTAAGACCTTGGTTGGAAGACGAAGCCAGGGCGAAGTATGGCTATATTGGTAAAACTAAATTAATTACTGATTATGATAAAGATACTCAAACGTATTCATTTTCTTTAGATTTTTATGAATCTTGAAAAAGAAATTAAAGATTTATTTCTAAATCACAATATATATATTAGCTCTAGCACTAGTGATGAAATAAATGTATTTTGTCCATTTCATAAAAATAGCAATAGTGCTGCTATGTATATCAATGTAAGAACCGGTCTTTGGCAATGCTTTAATCCGTCTTGTGCTAAGAAAGGTAATTTTAAACAACTATATTTTGGCATTACTGGAAAATCTTTTGGCAAGAGCACTCTTATAGATGTTACTGCTTTAGAAAAAGAATTAAATAAGTACAAAAATGAGTATGTAGTAGATAATTCTTTAAATATTGATGATATAGCAATAGATTATGAAAAAGATATTGATTTGCTAAATACTTTGATTGAAAGAGGACTTAGTGTAGAAACATTAAAGTATTTTGAAATTGGTTTTTCAAAAGAAAAAGATAGAGTGGTTATCCCTGTTAGGTCTGCAACTTACGAGCTTGTTGGGTTTATAGGTAGAGCAGTTGTTGATACTCAACAGCCGAGGTATCTGTACAATAAAGGTTTTAAGAGAGCAGATTATTTGTTTAATTTGCAGAACGCAAAGCTACACAGTGATGTTATAATAGTAGAAGGCAGTATTGATGCAATGTTTGTTCATCAAGCAGGATTCAGTAATGTCGTATCAAGTCTTGGTGCCGCAATCCCTAAAAGTCAGATAAGTTTGTTAAAGAAATATTTTGACAAAATTATTATTTTTTCTGACAACGATATGGCTGGAGAAGCCATGCGGGATGGTATCATAGAGCAATGCTTAGGAAAGAATATTTCCGTAGCAAAAGTTTCGGAAGGGTTGAAAGATCCTGGCGAAATGAATAAAGAACAAATACAGAATGCGATAAAATTCGCAAATAAAATCATATAGGAGACATTATGTCATTTACATCAATTAAAACATTAAAAGACCTTGAAAAGGCAGTAGGAGATAAAGGAGCAAAGTCAGGAGCAAAGAAATTCTTCACAGTTAACGCTGGGCAATCTTATAGAATTAGATTTCGCCAAGAGTTGACAGAAGATTCTAAGAATTACAATTCTGAAACCGGTACAGGCATCACTGTTCCGGTGGTTACTTCGGTAGTCAATTGGAAATGGAAAGTTGCTTCAACTTCGGGAATGGAAAAGTTCAATTATCGTTGTTGGGCAACTGAGCAATCTGTAGTTGATAAAGCGTGGAGGCCAAAGCCACATCTGCTTATCAATATTGCAGTTGAAATAGAGCCAGGTGTATGGGAGCCAAGAGTGTTGGATACAACATTTAATCAACGCCATATTGGTCTTACATTACTTGAATACGCTAAAGAATTTGGCACAATTACTGACAGATTCTATAAGTATTCTAGAACAGGCACAGGTGCTTCGGACACAAACTATAGTTTGATCCCACTTGAAACATCACCTGAAACTCAAGCAATTAAGGATATGCCATTTCATCAACTTGATTCGGTATACAAGCTTTTGCCATACGAGCAACAGCAAGCATTTTTAACCACAGGCGAAGTTAAAGACAGCTGGTAAAATAATCTAGGGATTCGTCCCTTGGTTCGGGTTATTAGCTCAATGGTTAGAGCAGGGTGCTCATAACGCCTTGGTTGTTGGTTCAATTCCAACATAACCCACTATGAAAAAAAGCATTGTATTAGATTTAGATGGAGTTATTGCTGACATTGATACAGCAATATCTGACTATCTGCATTATGATTGCGGTGTCAATGTTGATTATTCTAAATGGCTTACTACTAATACTAAAGATGAAGAAGCTTTGAAATTATTTTCTAATCCAATTTTTTGGAAAAACATTAAACCATTAGAAGATTCTTGGCATAAATGTAATGAATGGTTTAGTAACAATGTTGACATTTATATTGTTACTGCTAGAAAGCAACAAGCTTCGGTTGCTTCAACTCAAAAATGGCTTGATGAATGGAACATTGGGCACAATAAAGTTTATTTTTCTGATTTTGGAAAAAAGATTGACATCATTAAAGAGATCAATCCAGCGTTTGTGGTTGAAGACAATTTTAACGAAATAAAAGTTTTGCAAAAATCCGGTGTTAAGTGTTATCTTAAAAAGGCGTGGTATAATAAAAAGTATTGGGAAACATTTGATAGTATTGATTCACTATACGACATTAGATTGGATTAAGAAGTGACCGATTTTGTACATTTACATTGTCATTCTGAATACTCATTGCTTGACGGAATGTCAACACCCGATGAGATAGCCAAAATTACCAGCACGAACGGGCAAATTGCTGCCGCCATTACCGATCACGGAACTATGGGAGGCGTACTCAAATTCCAAAATGCTTGCATTAAACACCAAGTTAAACCTTTGTTTGGCATTGAGTCATATTTTGTCCCGTCTGTCAGTACCGATGTAGAGGATAAATCGGAAAGATTTCATTTGATTTTGCTGGCTAAGAATGATGAAGGTTTAAAGAAGTTATTTAAGATAAATGAGATTGCCTGGAATAAGAATTTTTATTATAAGCCAAGAATGGACTTTGACCTTCTGGAAGATTTGGTAGATAACGATGTTGTTGCCCTATCTGGCTGTATGGCAAGCGCTATTTCTAAAGCAATCATGTCTGGTAATACAGCAAGAGCAGAAGAGCTGTCGGAAAGATTTATCAAAATATTTAAAGATGATTTCTACTACGAGGTTCAGGCTTGGAACCCTAAAGAACTTAATGACGGAATTTTTGATTTGGCTAAAACTTTTGGGAGGAAGGTTGTTGGAACAGCAGACTGTCATTTCCCTTCACATAAGGATAAAGGATGTGAAGAGATTTTGTTGATGATATCTCAATATACGGGGTTGTCTCCAGCCGATCAGAGGTATGCGAAAGACCATGCTCATATTGCTAATGATATGTCTTTGGACTTGGTGGCGAAAGTCAATAATATGTATCCTAATAGGTATCTTAGGTTTGATGATATTAATCCGTATGTGGCTCATGTTGATGAGGTGGCTTCGTGGTTTTGCGATGCTGGGTATGATAGAATTGATATTTTAGAGAATACTTTGGAAGTTGCGGAGAAGTGTACCGCTCGTATACACAAGCATAAGAATTTGCTTCCAAAGTATCTTAAAAATTTGGATTCTGATGAGTATTTGGGTGAGCTTTGTCGGTTTAAGTTGGATGGTTTGGGGTTGGCCCCTGAGTATGGTGTGCGTTTGGCTGAGGAGCTTGGTGTTATTAAGCAGCTTGGTTTTGCCGATTATTTTTTGGTTGTTTGGGATTTGGTTAAGTGGGCTGATAATAATGGTATTGGTCGGGGTACTGGTCGTGGTTCTGTTGGTGGTAGTTTGTTGGCGTTTTTGTTGGAGATTACGGATGTTGATCCGATTAAGTATAATCTTTTGTTTGCGCGTTTTATAAATCCTGAGCGCAATGATTATCCGGATATTGATTTGGATTTTGAGGATAAGCGCCGTGAGGAGGTTCGTGAGTATTTGGCGAAGCGTTGGGGTGAGGATAAGGTTGCGGCGATTTCTATTTATGGTGAGTTTAAGCCGAAGTCTGCTGTTAAGGATGTTGCTCGTGTGTTGCAAGTTCCTTTTGCGGAAATTAATGCGATTACTCCGTATTTTGAGACTATTGATGAGTTGAAGAAGACTGATAAGGGTAAGATTTTTACGAGGAAGTATCCTGAGATTACTAATATTGCTGAGCGTTTGCAAGATCGTATTCGTAATGCTGGGGTTCATGCTGCTGGTATGGTTGTTTCGGCGTTGCCACTTAATGAGGTTTGCCCTGTTGAATCCCGAAAAGATTCTCAAGGTTCTGAGAGAACGATGGTTTCTGCTTTTGATATGGTTGACGCTGAGGCTGTCGGGCTTATTAAAATTGACATTTTGGGTCTAAAGACTGTTTCTGTGATTAAAGATTGCTTAGCGAGCATTCAGAAGCGTTATGGGCTTGATGTGAAGCAGGCTTCGTTGGGTCTTGATGATCCTAAGGTGTTTGAGAATTTCAATAACGGTAATACTGTCGGGGTGTTTCAGACTGATGCTGCTGCTTATCGGAATTTGATTGAGCGTATGGGTATCAACAATTTTAATGATTTGGTTGTTTCTAATGCTTTGGTTCGGCCTGGTGCTTTGTTGTCGCAGGGTCAAAGGTATATTGATTGTAAGAAGGGTACAGCTAAGCCTCGTTATCCTAATGAGATTGTTAAACCTATTTTGGAGGAGACTTTCGGTACTGTTATTTTTCAGGAACAGTTGATGCAGATGGCTGTGTTGTTGGCTGATTTTACTTGGTCGGAAGCTGACTCTTTGAGGAAGATTATTGGTAAGAAGAGGGATGCTGCCGGCTTTGATAAATATAAGAGCAAGTTTGTTAACAACAAGTATTTGACTACTGCTCAGTCGGAAAAGATTTGGTCCGAGTTTGAAATGTCGGCTTTGTATATGTTTAACAAATCTCACGCTGTTGCTTACTCTATGATGTCGTATCAAACAATGTGGTTGAAAGTTAACTATCCGTTGGAGTTTTTGTTGGCGTTGTTGTTTAACGAATCCGCTAACGACAAAATTACTGCATACCTTATGGAAGCTCAAAGACTTGGGTTAACTATCTATCCTCCTGATATCAACAAATCAGATGAGTTCTTTTCTATTTCTACACCTGATGAGCCTTTGGGTATTAGGTTTGGGTTAACAAATATCGCAACTTGCGGTACTGCTGCTATCAAAGAGATATTTAACAAAAGACCATTTAATTCTTTTGAAGAGTTTAACAACAAATGCAGTAAATCTGCTGTTAAAGCACCGTTGAGAGAGAACCTTGACAAAGTTGGGGCTTTTGTTTCTCTTGGGCACATATCTCAATACGATCATGCAAAATATTTTTTACCAATTCTTGGGTTCCCAATTAAAGCTAATGAACATATAACTGAGATAGATGAATTTGTTGAGAACGCTTCTGATTTCCACGAAATCAATTCGGGTCTAACTTTAATTAAAGCAGTTGTCAGGTCAACGAAGAAAGCCAATAATTATCTTAGAATAGAATTTGAAGACCACTCTGGCTCGTGCACTGTGTTTGGTGAAAGAAATACAGAAGTCGCTCAAAGAGACTACCTTTACATTTTGATTGGTGATAGAACCTTGCATGCTTACTGCGATGTCTATGAAGCAGAGAATTCTAAACTTTGGAATATCATGATGCTAAAGAAAAAAGGTGAAGACCACGAATACTCTTGGCTCTACAAGCATGACATCGGATTTGTTACAGACCCAAAAACTTTGATGTACATTTTTAATATCAGAATATTTACAACATCTAAAGGTAAAGAAATGGCAAGTGTTTATTGTTGGGATGGTAGGCAATTCTTTAAGATAGTAATTTTTGCCAATGTGCTTAAAGGTGTAAAGAGCAGGTTGAAAGAAAATAGTTGGTATGCTGTTCGCCTGTCTCGTATTGAAGATAAAAATTCTTTAACGCGATTAGATTCATATAAGCTTGAATATTCTGATAAAATTATTAGTGTGGAAGAATATATTGAAAAAAAGAATTTAAAAAGAGAACAATTTGTATAATATTAGTTTTAGCGCTAATCAATCTCAGAGCATCCATGAAGGATATGGGTACTCTATTGATTGCCTTTGGGAACATATTGGGTCAAGCGGTTTACCTATTTTTTTTGACAAGATGGTTCCACCGAGTGAGATTGGTATGTTGCAAAAGTCTATCCCCGGATTTGGTTATTTTAAAAAAGTAAATTCAGCGGGTGATATTGTTATTAACATTTCAACGCCAGAAGCCTTTGTCAAATCTAACACATATTCGGTTGGTTTTACTTTTTGGGAAACAAACAAACTCCCAATTGATTGGGTTGAGCAATGTAATGAGATGGATGAAATTTGGACATGTTCCGTAGCCATGAAGGATGTTTTTATAAATTCTGGTGTGATTAAACCAGTACACGAATTTAAATTAGGCGTTGACCCAAAGATTTATTTTCCTAAAAAAAGAACTCCTCACAATAAATTTACATTTATATCAATAGGTTCTCCATCAACTCGTAAAAATTCTCAAATGTCGGTAGATGCTTTTCTAAAATTATTTGAAGGCAACCACGATTACAAATTAATTTACAAATCCAATGGGCCAGGTGATGCACGCTTACATAAAGGAACCAGTAATCAAAGCAGTATCAATTATCATCCTCAAATTGAAGTAATTGATTATCAAGTATCTCATGAAGAACTTGCTGCTATTTACGATAAAGCTGATTGCTTATTGTATCCGACAAGTGGTGAGGGCTGGGGGTTGATACCATTCCAGGCAATAGCCAAAGGTATTCCAACAATTTGCACAAATGTTTTGGCCTGCACAGAATTTGCAGAGATGTCTGTTCCTTTAGATTTTGTTTGGGGAAATAAAAATATGTCTGGACTGTATTCTAACGCTGGGGAGTGGGCTGAACCAAATTTTGATGACCTATGCGACAAGATGTTGTATGTAGTAAATAATTATCAGGAAATTTCTGATAAAACATATAAGAGTGCCGAGTTTATTAATCAAAATATGACTTGGGAATATGTTTCCAAAAAATATATAGATAGAATTAAATTAATTTTGGATCAAACAAAATGAAGTTAACTGTATATATTCCGACATACAGAAGAGAATCACTTGATGCTTGCTTAAGCAGTATTGCATCACAACATAATGACCGTGTTGAGATTATCGTTTCTGACAATGACCAAGACGGATTTGCGCGGGATATAGTTTATAAATATAAAGATTATGTGTCTGAGTATTCAATTAGAAAACAAAATATTGGCTGTGATGGAAATTGTTTATATGGAATTACAGCTGGTGATGGAGAATATGTATGGGTTGTAGGTGATGATGACATTATTCTACCAGGGGCTATAAATACTATTTTATCAATGCTTGATGGCACAGATCGCATAATGCAATTTGCACCATATTCTGGTGAAGTAACACCTGGGTTTTCTGGTACAATGTCTGGGTTGATAACTACACTTAATGATAAATCATTTTTAATTGCTGCGACATTGGCAAGTATGAATGTGTGGAGAAGGGATGTTATGGACTTTAGAACAGGAGTAAAGCACTTGGATTCTAGAAATGTTTTGGCTTGGGCTGGCCTCAATTGCAAGACAGTTAGTATTCCTAGTTCTCCAACAGTTTTAGTGAATGACACTAATCTGTTTGAATTTAAGGATTTTGATCGGGTTATGTTTGAATACTCAGATGCATTAGCTGATGCTAACGGTGTTGAGAGATTTACTTTTTATAATGCTAACAAATGGAATTTTGTCAGCGCCTCGTTGGATGCAAAATGATTACTTCCACAGGCGGTACATTTGATTTGTTTCATTCTGGTCATTTCACTGGAGGTAAGATGATTGTATATACGGGTGGTACATTTGATTTATTTCATTCTGGTCATTCAAGATTGCTGGAGAGGTGCAAAAAGGCAGTTGGCAACAATGGATATTTAGTCGTTTCTGTTAACACAGATGAGTTTTGCTCTCAATACAAAGAGACTCCAATTTGCAGCCTAGCTGAAAGAATGGAAGTTGTTTCTTCTTGCAAATGGGTGGACAAAGTAATTGTAAATTCGGGCGGTGCTGACTCTAAGCCTGCTATCATAGAGGCGAAAGCTAATCTTGTAATTGTTGGTTCTGACTGGCAAAGTAAAGATTATTATAAACAAATGGGATTCACCCAAGAATGGCTTGACGAGCGTAATATCGGGGTGATGTTTATCCCTTATACAGAAGATATCTCAACAACAATTATTAAATCAAGAATACTAAACAGAACGTTTCAATAAAGGAGGAATGTGTTAATAGTAGATAAACGAAAAGGCGATACAATGCCTATTCACGAAGTTATTCCGACCCCAAGTGTTGGCTTGAACAGAGCCTTGAATGGTGGTTTGAATTCTGGGGCAACTCATTTATTCTGGGGCACTCCGTCTGTTGGTAAAACAACAATGTGTTTTAGAATTATTGCTGAGGCTCAAAGGATGGGGTACCGGCCAGTAATTGTGGATTCTGAATCATCTTACAATGATGAGTACGCAAAGAAATGCGGAATAAACATTGATGATGTTGTAATTGTTCAATCAACTGTTGTTGAGGACATTATGAAAAATATTATTGGGTATCTAAGTGATGATAAAGAAAAACATATTTTCTTGTTTGATTCGTTGTCTAATATTGTTAAGGAAGAATTTTATGACAAACCGGAAAGCGGTAAAGCAATGGGTTTGTCGGCTAGGTCACAAGGCTATTTTTTGCAGAAGTTAGTAAACTATCTTCATAAAGAACGAAACATCATGTTGTTTGTCGCTCACCAAACTGTTGATCTTAGCGGGATGTATGCTATTACTAAAGCCAAAATGGGCAATACTGTTCACCACAACATGTCTAACATTGTCAAATTATTCTTGTCTATGTCTAAAAGTGAAATGGAACGAGAAGATAATAATATGATCACAAGTCAGAAGGCAACTTGGACAGTTGAAAAGACAAAACAATGTCCTACTATCGGCAGCACAGGCTATTACTATGTTCTTCCTCAGATGGGTCAGATTGATACAAAGAGAGAGTTGATTGATATTGCTATTGATATGGATATTATTCAGCGCAAAGGTGCTTGGTATACCTACAAAGAAAGTAAATGGAATGGTTTATCAAGTATTGAACTCTCCAATAAAGAAGTTGTAGAGCTGGAAAAAGCAATCAAGGGATGAAAAGAACAGAAAAGGAAGAGATAAAAAAAGATAAAGCCAAGGCTGTCAAAAATTCTGGTCGTGGACTTAAGAAAGGTGATGCTTCTTTGAATAAGTTTTTAGTTGATTATAAACATAATGGGAAAAGTTTTACTTTAAATCTAAAAAATTGGAAGAAGATGAGAAAAGATGCTTGGCTTTCTAATTATAAATATCCTTGCATTTCTGTTGTATTAGGAGAGGATTCGGAGTCTAAGGTTGCTATCATAGATTGGGATGTCTTTAGAGAATTAGTAGAAGGAACAGACTATGAGTAAGTTACAGAATTATAAGTTTTTTTGTGATAAGCTGTCTTCTTGGAGAGCTTTTGGGGTAAGTTTTAATTGGGATGATGGCCATTATGTCGGGATATATCTTTTTAAGATATTTGTCGGAATTCATAAGCCGCATATCAAGCAAGCAATGGTCAAAACAGAAGATTTAAGAAAGGATTTGTAAATGGCTGATATTATTGTAAGTAAAGAAATAATTACATCAATGATGGGGGATAAGGCAGGAGAATTTCTAGAATGCTTGCGCATTGTAGAGGATATTATTGAAAACCCAGATCAATACCTGGGCATGCAAGCTATTAAGTCAGCAAATACTCTGGCAGCATACCGAACCCTTATGATTGTTAAATCACAAGTTTTTAAAAGAAAATCTGCCGTAATGAATGAGCAAGATAAATTTGTTAATGATATATGGAAAACAATGTACGAAGCTCTAGGAGAAAATATAAACGCATTAAAACTTGCGGGAAAAGGTGGTTATAACCAATGAAATCATTAAAAGCGTTGAGAGTCAAGAAGGAAGAAGTTGTTGAAAACAGTGTTGAAGCAGTCATTTCCGGTAGTGAGCTTGAAATATCTTTAGTTGAGGCTGTAGACGAGCATCTCTCAAAGAGAAACGAAGTTGCCTTTAAGAAGGTGAATGGGTTTCACCCCAGCTATACAAACCAGTGCAAACGGTATTGGTACTACTTGTTTAACGGTGTAAATACCGATGTTGACTTTAGACCGCAAACTTACCGAATATTTGATAACGGTCATGCTGTTCACGACAGACTTTATAATTATTTTAGAGAAATGGGGATTTTGATTAATGAAGAAATTCCTGTGACATACTCATCACCCCCAATTGAGGGGACTGCAGATGGTATAATTAATTGGTATGGTGAAAAACTGATTGAATTAAAATCTATTAGTTCAGAAGGATTTCACTATAGACAAATTTATAAAAAACCAAAAGATGAGCACTATAGGCAAGCTCAGATATATATGGAATGTTTAAATCTTGATAGTGGTTTTGTTATTTATGAAAATAAAAACAATCAAGAATTGTTGCCGATATATATAGAAAAAGATCAGGCTTTTATAGATAAGTTGTTTAAGAAATATAGGGAAATTTACGGAAGTCATGTTCAGCAAATTATCCCCGAGAGGCCTTACAAGATAACATCTAAACACTGTCAATCTTGCAATGTGCGCTCTCTTTGTTGGTCTGGTGAAAATGACGAAGGAAAAGCGGGTCTGCAAGAACAAGAAATGTTCTAAATCTTTTATTGCGAAAGTTTACAATAGTATATATTGTTCTTCTGAATGTAGAAGGATTGTAACTAATGATAAACTTTTAAAAGCTTACCATGATAAGAAGAAAAATAAAAACAAACCTAGAGTTTGTGCTACAAAAACTTGTACAACAGTACTTTCTACTTATAACAAAGAAAACATTTGCGAACTTTGTAAGCAAAAAAGATTTGTTAAAAGATTAGCCGGGTGGGGTTGGGATGAGGACAAGCTAAATGAAGAGCTTAACTCATGAGTATCAAGAGTATATCTTCATCGCAGAACCCGAACAGGATCATCGCAATAGATCCGTCATCTCATTCTCTTGGGTGGGCTATTGTTGATATAAGTAAAACTGAATTAGTCGCTTATGGGAAAATATCGTTAACAAAAACTCAAGACGTATCTGTTAAATTTGATCAAATATTTTCTGGACTTACTGAAGTTTGTTTAAAGCACAAGCCATCTGTTGCGATTATTGAGCAATCTGTTTATATTCAGAATTTTCAGACGAGCAGGATTATATCTTACATCATCGGGTATACCTGGGGTGTTTTGTCTAGGCACTGTGAGAAGGTGATAGACATCAATCCAATGTTGTGGAAAAGAGGAATTGGGTATGTCAATATTTCTAAAAATGATAAAGAAAGAATAAAGAATGACAAATCTAAAGGTTCTTTTGAATCAAAAAAGAAAAAAGAAAGAAAAGATAGAGTTAATAAAATAGTTTTGAAACATTTTCCAATTGAAAAAATAGATGATGATGATATAGTTGACTCAATTGGTATTGCTTTGTGGTATCATTTAATGGTAGGTAAAAAATGACTTTAGACCCTTATAAGGATAAAACTTGGCTTTATGAGCATTATGTCAAGAAACGAATGAACTTGACTGACATAGTTAAGTTATTAAATCAAACATATAATATTGAAATCACTCCTCAGGCTTTGTATAACTGGTGTAAAAAATATGATTTGTTGAAATTTAGAGGCAAAGGTCGCAATCTTAATAAAGGTGCAGCGTCTAGAAGGCCTCAATCTCCTATGCAAAAGATGGTAGAATTAAGAAAAAGAGAGCAAAGAAAAATGAACATGGCTAGAAAAAAGAACATGGGTGGAAAATGAACAAATCAGTTGGTATAAGCGATATACATCTTTTTACTGAGCTTGATATGGTTTACAATCAAGTTCGTGTATTAGAGGCAAAACAAAACGAAACTAAATTCAAATGTTTGGGTTCTGGGCAATGTTGCAAGATTGGTCTAATTCTGCCAATGATGGAATGCGCAAGCATTGCTTTTAATTTGAATAAAGAGTATTACCTGAACCTTGAAAATAAAGGTAAGGTTTTTGCTGACGAATGGTTCAGTAAGGTTAAAGAATCGCTCATATACGCTCTCAGCGATCCTGATTGGGTGTGGGGAGGCGAGACTAAGCGTCATTGTGCTTTCTATAAAGGTGGGTGCACAATCTACGGCTACAGGCCTTTAGTGTGTCGCTCTTTTGGGACAATCACTGGTGTTGATGAATATTGCCCTCGGGAAAGAAATGCTTACGGGAATATAGATTTTTATGCTGGGCAGCCAATTAAAGATTTGGTTATGCAATTTCAAAACTTATTGAAGAAGTTTGCTAAAGGTAAAGATAAAAGTTTTGACACAGTTGTTTATATGCCATTAGGTGTTTTAAGTTTTATTCTTAGCGTTGAAGAAATGATAGAACTTGAAAAAGTTACTGACGACAAAATGTGGAAGGCGGTTCAAGGGTGGTTTAATTACAGAGTTCACTATGTAAAAGAACACGGAATGACTTTAGAAGATCTTACAAAAGAAGCATCTGAAGCCGGCGGTCAGATAGCTTTCAGAACAAAGGAAGATGAAGATTAATATCGGAGATATTTATGTCTAATACTGAATTATCTAAAACTAAAACTTTTGTAGATAAAATTAAAGATGTAGAAGAGGTTGGCTTGCTTCATGTTAAAGGCTATTCAAAAAACGAAATAGCAACATTGATGTCTTTGAGCGTTAATGAAGTAAAGGAGTATATTCAGGAATATAAACTTATTTTAAACAGAAGTGCCGAAGATGATCCTTATTTCCTTGAAAGAGTTCAATTTAATACTTTAAAAGCTTTACAAGAGTTTGATGAACTAAGCAAAGAGGCTTGGGAGACAATTAATATTGCTACAGATCACGGTATGGTGGCGGCTAGAATACAAGCAATTAAACTTGCCGGGGAGATTGCAACAAAGAAAGCTCAGTTGCACAAGCTTATGGGCGCTGGAAACCAAGCTGATACTGAGTACATTCAGAGAATGCAGAAAGCTGAAAATGTTAATCAAATTTTGTCTAAAATTTTAAGAGATGTTATCTCCAAACATCCAGCGATTGCTGAAGAAGTAAGAAGAGAATTGGAAATTGCTTTTCAAATAATGGGCAAAGAAACTATTGTCATAGAAAACGAAGATCAAAATGGCTCATAATTTGAGAACCACTTTTGCCCCTATACCCCCTACCTCTCAGAATTTGAGAACTGCTTTTGGGCCTATACCCCCTACCTCTCAGAATTTGAGAAGGCTTTTTAAGGCTATAGGGGCATATCGCCAGAATTTGAGACTGTATTTTTGCCCTATTGGGATTAAGTTGGGATTAATATAATGTCTGATTATCTCGGTGTTAATCTTGAATTTGAAGATTTTAATAGGCTTTTGAAACAAGAAGAGCTTATGGAAGAACCTGTACCTATTGATGTCTTTGTTAAAGACAAAAAGTATTTGGGTTTGCCAGACCTTTCTGAAATTCAAACTGAAATTGTTAGACATAGTACTCAAATCTTTCGTAAGCCAACTTTAATTAAATTAATGGGTGAAGAAAAAGGAACTGAATATTACAATAAATATACTGATAATGAAGTTATTTGTATGCTCGGTAAGGGTAGTGGAAAAGACCATTGTAGCAGAATATCTATCGCGTATACGTCATATTTGCTACATTGTTTGAGAGATCCTTTGGGATATTACGGGAAAGCTCACGGTGTCTATATAGATTTGTTAAACCTGGCTGTAAACGCTCAACAAGCACAAAGAGTATTCTTTGAACCATTAAAAAATTTATTATTGGCCTCTCCTTATTTTAATAGTGTGGGTTTTGAGCCAAGAGTATCAGAAATTTTTTTCTTCTCAAGACCGGTTAGATTATTTTCTGGTCACTCAGAAAGTGAAGGCTGGGAAGGTTATGAAGTATTAACAATTATTTTGGATGAAATTGCAGCATTTAAAACTGATTCTGAATTAAAAGGAGATACCAGGGCAAAAGGTTCAGCATCTGCAATTTATAATATGAGTAAATTATCTGTTATGTCTCGGTTTCCAGAAGTAGGTAAAGTTATTCTTTTGTCGTTTCCTAGATACAAAGGTGATTTTATTCAACAAAGATATTATAACTCTAGAGAAAAAAAAGAACCAAAAACTTGGACAATTAAAGCTGCTACTTGGGAAGTTAATCCTACAATCAAAAGAGAGCAATTAGAATCTGAATATATCAGAAACCCAATTGAAGCTAAAGCAAGATTTGAATGTGAGCCGCCAAGTATGGAAGATGCTTATTTTAGAGATGAAAATTTAGTTAGAAAAGCTTTTAATTATTCAGATAATCCTTTAGATGAAGAAGGCCGCTTTCATCCTTGGTTTAATAATTCAGATAGTCATAGAAGATTTATTCATGTTGATTTAGGATTAAATAGAGATAGATCAGCTTTATGTATGACTCATTGTCCGGGCATTACTGAAATTAAAACTTCAATGGGTGTAGAAAGATTGCCGGTAATAAATGTTGATTTAGTATATTCCTGGCAAGCAGAACCTGGTCAAGAAATTAATTTTGCTTCAGTAAGGCAAATGATTATTGATTTGTGCAGAAGATTTGATGTTGGTTTAGTTACTTTTGATAGATGGCAATCTGTTGAGATGATTCAGAGCTTAAGAGCTTTAGGAGTAAATGCAGATTTTCATAGCGTAAAGAAAACCGATTACGACACTTTAATGACAGCCATATATGACACAAGATTGCGTGGTTATTGGGAAGAGCATTTAGTTGAGGATGAATTATTGAAATTAAGATTATTTTCAAATAACCGAATTGATCACCCAAGTGGTGGGTCAAAAGATATGGCTGATGCTTTAGCTGGTTCTGTTTTTGCTGCTGCTTCAAATATTATGATTGATAATGAGATAGATTTAGAGATATTAGATTTTAGTATTGATTCTGAGAAGTATGATGAATTTGAAGATGCTGGAACTGTTTCTATTTATGATGGAAACAAAAACGGGTTTTCGCGTTCTTATTCTTCAAAACCAAACCCTCGTGATGGGTTTGAATTTACTTTAGAAAATCTATAAAAGCTCATAATTAGTAAGTTGAAACCGCGGCAAATACCGTATTAAAAAATTTAATAAAAGGGGTTGTCGCTGTATATTTTAAGATATACTTGAATCATGACAAAATTAGAAATAGAACAATCCCAAATAGATATTAACCCTGAGCAAATTAAATCATGGTATGTGATGATCGCTATACCTTGTTATGACCAGCAAATAACTGAATCAACATTTATGTCTGTAATAAAGACAGTAATGTATTTTAGAGATCATGGAATAAAGTTTGCAATTTCAACAATTACTGACAGTTTGATTTCAAGGGCCAGAAATAATATTTCTGCTAAATTTTTAGCAAATAGTGAATTTACTCACATGATGTTTATTGATGCAGATATTGGGTTTGAAGCAGAAGATATTATTAAATTGTTATGGCATGATAAAGAAGTTATGACTGCAGCTTATCCAATTAAAGATATTAATTGGAGAAAAGTTAAGCATGACGCTGTTGTTAAAGATGTTAAGTATGACGAATTGATGTCAAAAAGTTTAAGATTTGTTGTTAATCCAGCAAAAGGTAAAGAGCAAACAACTTTGAAGGTTGAAAATGGGGCAATAGAAATTTATGATGCCGGCACTGGTTTTATGTTAATTAAACGATCATGTTTTGAGAAGATGATTGAATCCTATCCTCATTTAAAATATAATGACGACACTGGTTCGTTAACAAAAAAAGAAATGGAAAAGACATATGCTTTTTTTAATTCATACATTGACCCTGAAAAAAATAGATTTTTATCTGAAGATTATGGGTTTTGTAGATATTGGCAAGATATTGGTGGTTCAATTTGGGTTGATCCAACTATCACTTTGATTCATGTTGGTCGTATTAAATTTACCGGGTCTATGTTATCTTATTTGCAAGACATATCATCTAGTATTGAATAACCAAACTCATCAAGGTAAGCTGTGAAGAAATAGCGTTATAAATTCAAACTTTATTAAAACCCTTGATGTGTTGAAAAATATGCACTCAATTTTTAAGATTAATATTAATAAATATACGGGAGTGCTTTACTTAAGACTTCTTCAAACTATTTGTTGCGTGTAAAAAACATATACTAAAATTTACCAAATAACACTTTCAAACACGTTGGCGGCAAAAAGTATTTACTTAAGACTTTTGCAAAGGCTTCAACAAGTTTTCTGTAAAGTATTTGATATACTACGCACAATATTGGCCGATCAAATGGCCGTCTTTTTACTCCGCAAAAAAAACTTTCTTTAAATTAGTTTTCACTTATTTGTAGTTTTCAATTTACTTGACGATAAACTGACTAATGGCAATTTTTATAGTTCGTAAATTACGAATTAAATTATTCGTTAAATTAGCAATTAAATTAGTCGCTAATTTGCTGAGTAATTTGGTGCGTAAATTATGCCGTAATTTAATCGCTAAATTACTAATACAAAGTATATTTGTAAGAATAAATAATGTAGTTAATCATAAATACAGAATAGTAATATATTATTCCAACATATTAGAAAGGGAAATTTTTTATGTCGTATAAATTATTAGGTAAAGTTTATGATAATGAGCAAGATTTTATGGAAGCAGAAGTTATTGGTCTTGCCATAGATTTTGGTAAAATTAGTTATGGAGTTGTTATTTATATTAAAGAAGAAATAACTAATTCAGAAATTCGTTATTACGCAGTTACAGATAAAGATTATGCTGTTGATTATGCTGTAATTGAGCAATTGTTTATTATGTTAGATGATGTTCAGAAAAAGATTGACAATCCAAATTATTTAGGTATTGTTTATCCTGATGGCACTAAATATTCAAATAGAGTATTTGGACCAAAGAAAAAGCAACAGGCTAAACTTATAAATAGCACACAGCAAATTCATCCAAGTCAGTTTGATGTTAATAAATAATCTATTACAAAGGAGCAAAAATGCTTAAGGTAAATACTAACACTTTAATTACAAGTGGTAAATTAAAAGTAAGAGGTCAAACTCAATTTAAGTTAAAAAAGTTTAGTCCAGAATTAAATTGGTATAATACTAAACCAGAAATTGAATTTATGGATTTCTTAATAGAATCAACAATAATTAGAAAACTTAGAAAAAATGAATTGTATGATTTAGGTGAAGACAGAAGGTTTTTGTATTTGTCAAACATTGAGCAATTAAAATTAGTTATTTCTTTATTATACAGAGGATATAATGTTGTTATTAACGATTGTGTAGAATTAGCAAATAAAGAAAACATTGACAAATTGAAAGAATTGCTTGTTAAAAAACAAGCAATAATTGATTTGCGTAATGAAACAAGAAAACCTATTCGTGAAAAAATTGCTGAAATAGGTTATATTTAATTACAAATTAATTCGGGTTATATTAATTTAATAAATTTATCTCTCAGGATACGCCCGATAAATAATAAGGAAAAAATATTATATAAAACCTTATTTCTTTTAAAGGAAAAAATATGCCAATATGTATTTATTGTGATCAAGAATATATTATTGAAAGACATTTAGCAGGATATAACTATTGTTTGTCTAGTAGTTGTCAAAAAATTGGAGTAGACATTTTAGAAAGAGAATTTAGAAAAGAATATACTCCTGCTTTATTACATAAATCAAATTATTTTTGGGTTAAAAAATCAGAGTTAACAAGCCTAAATGTTAGAGCAGATTTATTAGAACAAGGAGATCATTAAATATGGATAATTACACAAGGCATTTATTGTTAAATGAACTTGATAAATTAGCAAGTCAAATACAAATTCCAGTATTTAGAACAAAAGATTACAATTGGATATTAAGAAATATATTAATTAATAATGAAAGTAATGAAAAAGTAGAAAAAGTTATTAAAATATGTCAGTTATTAAAAACACAAGAAAGAAATAATGATGTTTAATAAAAGAAAAAAACAAATTAAATTAGTTAAAGAACAAAAAGAAGATATTCAAAAATTTCTTAAAGACAAAGAAATTAAAAAAATATTAAAAGATTTATCAAATAACAAAAATTTAGAAATTATTCCATTGTTAACAATAAAAAAACAAACTACATTTTTTGATTGGGAAAATGATACAGATATAAATCCTGATTTTAAATTATGGGAAAAGGAATTAATTACATATGATGACAATAATTAATGAAGAAATTAATACAATTTCTGATATAACTAATTATGTAAAAATTGTAGAACAAGATTGGTTGATGTCAAATAAACATAAAAAAGAATTTTTTATGCCGCAACCAATAAAGAGTTCTTCTATGAAAATATGTTTTATAGGAGAATATAAAAATTATATCAATAGTGAATATAATATAACTAAAACTTTAATAAATACAAAATCGTTCACTATTGACAATAATAAATATGAATATGCTATTCAATTATATTACAAATACAATAGTAATAATGATTGTATGCAAAACAAAGAAGTAGTTTCTTTATATTATGTTAATAAGAGTAATGATCTTATACACATAATTAGAAACTGGTAAATTTAAAATTAACATAAACAAAGGAAAATAACATGAAAATTATGAGAAACAGTGTATTTGCAAATTTTATTACTAAGATTTCAAAAGAAATAGATTATCCATTTGATAGCGATAAAGCTGTAATATTTGGATTAAATGTTTCTGAAGATAATTTTGAAGCAGTTGAGATTTCTTCTGGTGGAGATGTTTATGATTTATTGGATACAAGCGATATTGAATTATTGCTTGAATCTTCTAAGTATGATTATTTAACTGTTGGAACTTGTGGTTGGGCAGCGCCTATTGACAAAGACAATGATGAATATAATGATATACCAGCATCTCAGCACCCTAAAAAAACAAGAGTTAAGTTATTTTGTACTTCTAATACTAAACAAATTGGAAGCAGTGTTCTTTTTCGTGATGCTGAAGACAAAGAACCTGTAAATGATTTTGGTAACGCAAAAGGTTCATTGGCAGATGCTTTTAATAGTTTTGTAAAACAATCTTTTAAATTCAAAGAGCAATAATGTTTTATGAATGGGAAGAATACCAACAACTTGGTGATTTGTTTTATAAACAAAATAAAATTAAAGAAGCAAATGAGTGTTGGGAAATAGCAAATAATTTAAGAGAAAATCTAAAACCAAAGTTTGATCTAGACAAGTATTTAGAAAGGAAGAAAAAAAACAATGATATTTAATTATGTTGAAAATATACTTAAGTGCGCAAAAGATGGATTGCAAAAACCAGAATATTTTGGTTATTGGGGTTCTGATGATATGTTTAAAACTTGGGGTTTTTGTGGAGTTGATAAGAATAGAGACTCTGATATAAGAGAAGTATCTAATTTTGAAGTTATTACAAAAGATTTAATGTCTAGATTTCCTCTTGATTTTAGAATAGAAAATTATAGTCATTGGATGGTTGGTAATGTTGACAGATTAGTTTGTCGTATTCTTAAACAAGAACTTCCTTTTAAAGATGAAATTAAAAAAGAAGATATTACTATTGCTTTTATAGCAGCAATGGAATGGATGGATCAATTAAATGATTATCCTATTGCTGATGAAGGTGATTATGCTGAAAAACAATTTAAAGAAGCAATTGAAACAGTTAAATACTGGGTTGATGATTTTAATTCTGATTTAGTTTATAAAGATAAACTTAATTTAGAAAGTTGTTATGAAAGAATTTATTTTGATTTAGTAAATAAAGGTTATGAGTTTGATGATTATGATCAAGTTTATCCAACAGATGAACAATTTATGAGATCAATATATGATTTAGAATTGTGTAATGCTGCTGGGTATGAAAAATGGTATGAATTTTGTGATGAACACAATATACCTAGACCTCAATTTACTGAAGAAGAATTTTCTAAAATTAATGTAAATCAATTAGAATTGTTTAAAAAGGAGTAATGTGGTAATAAATATTAAATGTGAAGAATCAACATTGTTAAAAGAAATTATTTATTACAAAAATATTGAAAACGATTATGGCCCTTTAATTGCTGTATTTAAAAACAATCAAATGTATTTATATCCAGATGTTAATATAAGCAGTTTTGTGCCGTTAATACATAATAAATTTATTTCTATTGGTGCAGCTTTTAATAATCATATAAAAAGAAAATATGTAGGAAAAAACATAACTAACGAAACGGAGAAAAATAATGCCTAATCATTGTCAAAATACATTAGGGGTGTTGGGTAAAACAGAAGACGTAATAGAGTTTATTAATTTTATTACTTCAGATGAGCCTACTGGTTCCTCTAATGATAAATATAAAATATTTAGAAGTTTAACCCCAATGCCAATTGAATTAGAAAATACAACTAGTTCAATAGCAGGGGAAGAAAATAAAGAACTTATTGAAAAGTATGGTTCAGATAATTGGTATAACTGGGCTAATGAAAATTGGGGGACTAAATGGGGTGATTATAGTATTGATACATCAGGTATTGAGCATTGTAATATAACAACATATAATATTTTGGAAAATGGAGATCCTGATTTTGAAAATCCTATAACAAAAAGTAATGGTGAATCATATATTCATTTTGAATATCAAACTGCTTGGGGTCCAGGAAGTGATTTCTTAAAAGAACAGTTAAGTAAACAATTTCCTAAACTTATGTTTTGGCTTTATTATGAAGAACCAGGAATGTGTTTTGCTGGAGAAATAAAAATTAATAAAGGTGAAATTGTTTCAGATGAAAGTTGGGAATATCATTACAAATATGATTCAATTGCTGATATAGATTGGGATCATTATGATTATATGAAAGCAGAAAAAGCAGGGGAGTTGTAAAATATGGGATTAGATAATATACCTAACGAATATCCTTGTGCTTTAAAAGCAGCAAGAGATAAAGATAACCGTATTGATTGTGTTGAAACACAAGAACAAGGCAATTGTACTTGGAAAAACGAAAGAGAATCAAATCCAATTGTTAAAAATATTAACCCAGCAGGGTCAATGTTTGGAACTGATTGTTGGTATAGAGGAAAGTATGGCAATCATCTTTTGGGAATTTTAAGTCAATCAGACAATCTGGACGATTCTTTATATACATTTTATGGAGATGGAGATAATGGTATATCTGCTATGGATTGTTTAGATATGTCTAAATGGATGAAAGAGAATACAGAACAATTTGCGTATAATCTTCAGAAAGAAGAAAATAAACAGCTAGATACTTTAGATTCTGATTATATTAATGATTGGATTTATGCTTCTTGGTGGTTAGAGTTTGTCGGGAAAAATTGTGATGGTTCAAAGGTATGGTGGTGATTAATGTTTTCAATGGATGAAATAGAAAATATTGATGAAAGTAATTTTAAAAAACTCCCAACAAACAGTTTAGATGATTCATTGTTTTTA